TTATTTATGAAATATACGAGCTTTATCACGTTGCCAGTCACGTTCTTTTTCAGTTGCACGTTTATCGTGGAGTTGTTTACCTTTCACGAGTGCAATTTCAAGCTTGACTAGATGACCTTTCCAGTAACACGCTAATGGAACGCACGAATAACCTTTTTGGTTCACTGCACCCATAAGCTTTTCAAGTTCACGACGAGATAATAATAATTTACGTGTACGTGTAGCTTCCGGCACGATATGTGTAGATGCAGAAAGGAGCGGTTGAATTTGTGCACCAAATAAAAATGCTTCACCGTTTTTAAAAATGACATAACTTTCTGTCAAACTCATACGACCAGCACGTAAAGACTTTACTTCCCAGCCGAGTAAAGACATGCCAGCTTCAAATTTTTCTTCGATAAAATAATCATGACGGGCACGTTTATTTTGTGCGATGGTTCCGCCATTATGTTTCTTTACAACTATCTTGTTCATCTTAACCTTTTGAAAATGATCAATTAAATTCTAAATGGCTAGAGTGTTACCCGTTTAATTACCCGTTTTTAAACACACTCGACTTAAAAGAAAGCCTGCAATTAGCAGGCTATCATATCAGAATTATCTTTGTGTTTTTCGACAACTTTCTTAACACTTGATTCGTGCCAAAATACCTCTTTGTCACTTACCTTGATAGGTTGAGGAATTTCACCATTCTTAATCATGCGATAGAATTTAGTGCGGCCAATAGACATTAGCATCATAAACTCTTTAGCACGTACACGACGATCAATTTCCATTCACCCCTCCTTACTTTCCGCTTTTCTAAAATCAGTGCCTTCTGGATCTATTCCGAAATGCTTACATATTTGATGTGCTTTGGTTGAGCCGGGTCCATGTCTGGATACATGAACCCAATTCAAAACGTTCTTTGGCTTTTTACTATTCATGATGGCCATTAGATAAAGTTGCTCAAAATCGAGACCATTCATTCCAACACCTCAGCACACTTCTCTATATATTCATTTGCCCATTCGTTTAAGATTTCCTTTTCAACAAATTCCTGCTTTTCAAAGAAACCTAGTGCATTCCATTCATCTTCTGAAATGTAGTCGCTAAGTAATACATCCTCTTCTTGGTTCCCTATAACAAAGCCAATAGAGAGCTTTAAACGAACTTTGATAGAATTAAATTCACTCATCCCTCTACTCCCGATTCAATATCCAGCTTCATTGCACCTTCCTCTGGATATTCGGTCATCCAAAAGTAATAGCCTTTGCCACTGTGCCCATCTTCAAAAAATTTAATAGTTAGTTCAGTTTCAAGTTGATCTAAATCATTTTCACCATCTGGATTTACAAATTCGAGAAGGCTTTTTAATTGGTGACCATTAAGAGTTATGCTCATTGTTCAGCTCCCGATACGTTTGGCACACTATGAAAATGCATCCAATGTGAAGGTGGATCATTTTGATAGTTTGCCCATACGCTATTTAAATCCTCATCAATAGTCATATAGTCTTGTTCTGGGGTGACATCAGGAGCATCTGACCAACAAATTAAAACCATAGTGTCTGTTGGTGGCTCTTCATCTTTAACACTGATCCAAGTTGGCACCGCCTGAGCTTTGGCTTTTTCTAGCTCTGCTCTAAGTCTGCCAATTTCACATGCCGCATGGTTACAAATAACACGTAATTCATCTTCGTTATATTCATCTGCATGCATCATCATTAAATGACTTATTTCGGTGCCAAATTGACTATCACCATCGAACACCCAAACAAAACCATCATCTTGTTCAAAGCGTAAATTAACTTCTCTTTCCTTATTCAAATCTGTCATGCTGCCACCTTCAATGTTTTAATTGCGTCATCTATAGCTTTGTTGAACTTGCGAACATCTTGCTCTAATGCTTCTATCGCCAAGTCTTTAGCAAAGACGCGGATAATAATGATCTGTAGTCCTTCTGGTAGACGTGGGTCATAGCTCACAAAGTCACACCATTCACGACCAGTACAAGACAATTGGCATGTAATCTGAGGGATATGCTCATCAGGCACTTGCTTAGTCAGAAGGGTATTCAAATGAGTTGTAGTGTCTGGGCACTTAACTTCTATTTGTCCATCTTCATTAACAAGACCATCTGGTGAAGCTCCGAACATTTCAATGAAAGGGTGATCTATTAGGCCTGTTCCAACTACAAAGTTACCCGTTTCATTTTCATAAGCTGCTATTGCATGAGGCTCGTTATCGATACCCCATTGCATAACTTGGTTTGTGAAGATTTCCTTCTTAACGCCAGTTAGGCGCTCAGCTAGAATGATTAAACCCAATGCATTTAAAGCTTTGCCTTTATTTGGCTTTGCATTTAAATCCTTTACTCGGCTTGCTGTGACTTTGCCACAGCGTTCCGAATGCCAATTGTCACTACGCTGGAGAATGTTCATAGGTTTCTCCTTGGCGCTGTAAAGCTTGATCAGCAAACTGAGCAATTTCTTTTAAGCTAATTGAGTGAACTTCCCAAAGGTGCTTTTTAAGATTTCCCTTTGGAATTGCCACATAAGCAGCTTGCAAGCGTTCAGTACCGTATTGAGCTTCTGACTTAAGTGTAGGTAAATGCTCATCTTCAAAGGCTTGGTAGCCCTCTAAATCTGTTGAGTTCACAGTTCTTGAAGCAGGTATAAACTCTTCATGATCAACTAATTCATCTTCTGTATAGACGCCTAAAATCACATCAGGGAAGTGGAGGCGAGCTAGCTTCTTAGTAGCCAAGTATGCAATTTGCTGTTTAGGGTCATTTATCCAGTTAGGCGAGTTGCGCGTTGTACCCACTTGAGCAAACGAAACATCATGGATGCGTGGTTCTGATTCGCCTTTAATGGTTACCCATACACGCACACCAACATCGTGAGCTTTGCAGGTTTTACCATCCACTTTCGACCAGTCGCCATACCATTCAAAGTTAGGACGACCTATGATAGGGGCACGAGCAATAATCACAGCATTAACTAATTGAGCTTCATAACCTAAATTGCCATTTACTAAGTGTGTCTTTTGAGCAACCGCAAAAGGATTCATGCCCCATTGCATTGCCTGCATAGTTACTGCTAAACAATCACCAGAATTACCCTGTAAATGCTTTGGCACTGTAATAACTGCCTTACACATGAAGTCAGCAAATGCCACCATGTTTTGCATTGCTTGAGGGTCAAGAATCAATGAAGATGTCTGAGCATTCATTGGTAAATTTGGTTGTACTTCTACTGGCGCATTCATAATCTTCTCCTAATTCTTTTCACTTGCTATGTATCTTTTAACTAAAGGGATGAGTTCTCTTTGAGTCGTTAAGTGGTCACCCTGAATCCTGTCATAAATTGGGTAAAACCTATCTTTCACTTCAACTTGCAGAACCTGAAAATCACCTTTGCCATCTCGATACTGAATTTGGTTTGCTATAAGCCAAGACTTGAAATCTTCTAGTTTTGACTTATGGAGTAGGGCGCGTTTAGACATCACCCACCTCTCAACTCATTGATTTTTTCTTCAACGGGCACATAATCAACACGCACCCCGCCTTGAGTCATTTCTTCTACAAGCATCTTGAAATAAGCCATTGCCTCAGCAAGGGTAAAATCTGTGCCGGCAGCAGGACGACGGATAAGCACATCCATGGCTTCAAGTAATTTTCTTTTCTCATGTACTTGCATTGGAAGCCCCTAGTTCTTTTCTAATTTCAGCCAACCGTTTTAAAGTTTCACTTAGGTAAGCAATCTTCGTCTTAATAGAAAACTGATCACCTAGCTCTAATTGGATCTGCTCAGTACCTCGGCCCACATAACGCAAGTGAATCCAATTGCCGCCATCAGTGATGACTGTGTCTTTCTCACTAGAAAGTGGAAGGAGGGCATTTACAGAATCTTTAATAAGAGCTTGAAGTCTTGATACTTCGATAATTTCAGGATGTGCATTCATGACATTCACCATGGAGCGCTTAAATGCGCTCTCTAATTCCTGATTCGATAAGATCTTTAATCTCAACTACGTCCAAACGATCAACGTAAGCTAAGACCGGCTGATTGGCTGTGTTCAGATGATCCAGTTATCCCTAAAGGTCGTGGGCGTATAACATGTGAAATCACTGATAATGAAGCGCGTGCAGTTCAACGCCTCATCTTGGATATGCAAGGGCAGTCAGAAGTGCTAGATGGTTGGCTTGAAATGGTGATATTTCGTTACTGCTATTCAATGCCCTTATCTAGACTTGTCACGCCATATGCAACACTAATGGATATTAAGTTTGACATTAAGTGTGGATTGGCAGCTATGCATGCTAGATACCCATTTATTGCTTATAAATCAAAAATAACTTCATGATTATTGACGTGACGTCACCAATGTTATATATTCATGGTACAGTGGTGCGAAGTGTAAGTAAGACATCACTGGATTAGTTAGTAACCCTTGCAACATAGGCAAGAAGGCGAACCTAGATTTAAAAGCTCATCATCCGATGGGCTTTTTGCTTTTATGCCCTACAAGCTTAGAACATTGGATTCCGATGTGCTGGACTGGATTTCTAGTCGATGCTTAAACGTAGGGCTATTTTTTTGGAGGTTCACATGCTCCGAATAATTAAGCAGGTCTTTTGCATACATGTTTGGGAATATGAATCCGACATGTTCAATCAGAAAGAATGCAGAAATTGTGGAAAGATTAAGGTAATATAATTAACTATTGAGAATACAATAACTTACGTTAATTTTTTTGTTGCAAAATGAATAAAAAAACCTCATTATGGGATTGAAATATAACTGAGGTTTTTAGATGAATTTAAATGTAGTTTGCTTTGGCGGTCGATTTGATGGTAAAGAAATATCACGTTCAAAAATCGATCATGTACAAAAAAGTATCGATTTAAGAATCGAGAGAAAACCTGGGTTTCAAACTCAGGTTAATATTTCTAACAATCCTGAAACCGAAAAATATGTTCTAAGAGTAGTTAGATTTCGGAGTGAGTTTAAGGATGTTTTGATTAAGAAAAATGATTCTATTGAAGATCATGTCGAAGCTATTAAGCAAAAATGGGAAGATTTAGAATTAATTGGATTCGATTTAGATGAAGTAATATGATTTTTATTTAAATGCCCCGCTAAGTGCGGGGTTTTCTTTTGGGGTGAACATGGACACAATCGAAGCGAAGAAGAATTTAGATTTACTCTACAAAGATCGGTTTAATTTAGAAAATTTGAATCATCTCAATGCTAGAGAGCAGTTTAAACAAGACTGCAAACGCCGAATCAGAGACATTGACACTCAGATTGCCAACATCAAACAGAATTTAAAAGGCCAATAGAGAAAGCATCATGTATAGCGATCAAGTAATCAATGAACGTTTACAGCAAGAATTAATTAATGCAGTTAAGACAGTGCAAGATGAAATGAAGATCAATTTCACCCATGTAAATGTTCAGTTTGATATTTACGGTGATCAATCAAAATTGTCTTTTGAACTTTTACCAGAAGAATATTCGAGACCAAATGCGTGATGCAAAGCGACTTGCTGCAATAAGAAGGTTGCCATGCGTTATGTGTGGTAGAACGCCAGTAGACGCAGCTCATAGCAATCAAGGAATTCATAACAAGGGCATGGGGTTGAAGGCTTGTGACTCTAAAACAATTCCACTTTGTAGGAATCATCATCAAGAGTTCGACCAGTTTCAAAAGATGAATAGATCAGAGTCGGTTGAATGGTTTGGCAAGATGCTAGAAAAGACCGAATTAATGTTAAAAATAGATACAAATTCCGACAGTGTTTTTTAATTAAATCATGTGGTTATGATATAATTGTGCTTTATGATCGAGGTGTAAAATGATACTAATAAACTTTGGTTGGTGTGGCATAAAATTCAAAAGATCACATGAGTTTGGTAGATTAACAGAAGCCCCATTTTGGCAACTTAAATTCATTTTCTTTGAGTTACTGAAATTTCAAAAAGGTGCTAGTTCGCGCTTCATTAATTATGCATGGAATATGTATAACGACACTGAGCAGACAAAAGAATGGGTTGCTGAAGTCAAAGAGGCTAAAGACAAAGCCTACAATGAAGTGGAAAAGTACTATGAAGAAAAGTATGGGCGAAAGATCGAAGAATTAGAGAAGCGTAATGAATCACTACAGCGCCAATATTCACAGGTCTATTATGAGAAGCATGCACTACAGCAGACAATAAAAATAATCAATGGTGAAGAAGTTCGCCCCGATTTCCTTATGGGCGCGGATCCAAATTAGAACACGCCACCCTCGGGTGGTTTTTTATTGCGAGGTCAAAATGGAACCACGATTCGTCATCAAAAACCATTCTGACATCAACTATGTAATTGGCTATCTCAATAATAATCATGCAAAGGCAGCGAGTGAAGGGAAGCCGTTAGTAGTTCTAATTGCACCTCAAGAGAAAGATCGTTCAAAGGCTCAAAACCGTTTGTACTGGATGTGGCTTAATCAATGGGCTAAGAAGCAGGGAACAGATAAAGATTACGAACATCTGTTCTTCAAGAAGAACTTCCTAGCAAAAATCTATGATCGTGATGACGTTGGCCAATACAAGAAAACATTCAAGGCTGTTAGAGAATTAAAGGATTCTAAGCATCCTCTTTATCAAGATGTTGCAAATGGACTATGTGAGCTAATGAGCACGACAGATGCAAGTACAGCTCAATTCACTGAATACCTAAACGACATTCATGCCTTCTGCAATAAAAACGGGTGTTATTTGGAAACGCCTGATGATCTTAAGTATGTGTTGGAGTAACGATGAATCAATATCATTGGGTTGAGTTGGGAACCACTGCACCGCTTTACACCGTGTTTGCCAAAACAGAAAAGCAAGCTATGTCAAAGTTAAGAAAATATTTAGCCAAAGTTGGCAAAGAAAAAATCGAATTAGCAAGAGTTATTGAATAGAGGTGCCAATGGAAGAACAAATCAAAGGCGCAGAACCACTTGAAGATGAACGCCATGAGAAGTTCTGCCAAGAATATATTGCAAATCCTAAGCTAAGAATATCTGAGGCAGGAGAAGCAGCAGGATACGAGCATCGTCAAAATGCTTGGGCTGTCTATAAGCGTCAGGACGTTCAGGATCGGATTGCTTATCTAAATTTAGAACGAATGGCTGACTTACGTGTTGATCAGTACTTAGTAATTAAAAACCTTCGAGATATTGCAGAACGAGCTATGGAAGAAGGTGAATATTCTGCTGCAAACAAGGCTAACGAATTGCTTGGTAAGCATATGAATATGTTTACAGATAAAGTTCAGCACGAACATTCAGGAAAAGTTGATATTAAACAATTAGCCGATGATGACTTAGATAAGCGCATCAAAGAGCTTGAAAGTAAGGTAATGCAAGATGACAAGAGAGGAGAAACTTGAATATTTAGCATTACTTGAAGAAAAGGCGCGACGCCTTGAAGAATATAGATATAAAGACTTTGGTGCAAAACTTTACCCATTTCAGCGCGAATTAGTCTGGGCAACCAAAGATTACTCTCAAGTCATGCTCATGGCAGCAAACCGTGTCGGTAAAACCATGACTGGTACATATATGGATACGATTCACGCATTGGGGCAATATCCTGATTGGTGGGATGGTCATGCGTTTGATCAGGCGCCTTTGATGTGGTTGCTTGGCTACTCAGGTGAAAAGTGTCGTGACCTCTTGCAGACTCCAATCTTCGGGCGTCGAGTTGAGAATAATTGGGTTGGTGGACTAATCCCGCCTGAATACATTCTTGATCATGAATCAATGACAGGCACTACAAGCGCAATGCGGACAATCTATGTTCGTCATGGTGGCGGTGGTGATGTTCAATATCAATCGTCGAAAGTTCAGTTCTGGTCATACTCTCAAGGTCAGCATGCCCTGATGGGTGACTCATTGGATTGGTATCACATCGATGAAGAGCCGCGCGATCAAAACATTTTTCCGCAGGTTCTGACACGTACTGCAACAGGTGATGGTGGTAATGGTGGTCGTGGCATTTTAACGTTCACACCAGAGAATGAGGACCTTTATTACGAGCTATCTCGAATGAACCCTTATCAAGCCGCAATGAAAATTGGGCAAATCATCGGCTCTCAGAAAGCTGCTACAAAGGCTCCAAAAGTTCCAAATGCTCCAAAACCAATTAATCCAACGTCTACAAACGCGCCCGTCAAACGTGATGTGGCGAAGATGAGTGATGACGAATGGTTCAAACAAGAAATGCAAAAACGTAAACAGGGGTAAACCTATATGGCGAATACAATTTTAACGCATCAGATGATTGCACGTGAAGCAGCAAAGATGCTTACCGAAGAATCACCTTTCATTGCTAACATCAACAAAGGACGCCAAGACGAGTTTGGTGTTGATGTGCAGGGTTATAAAAAGGGCGATTCAGTGGGAATCAAGGTCCCTACTGCTGGTCGTGTTTATAATGGGGCAGTTTATGCTGAAGGTGGTGCTGGTTCTGATGTATTGGAGCAAGAAGTTTCATTAAAGCTTGATACCCAAAAGCATGTTGGTCTGAAGTTTGGTGCTAAAGAAAAACTGTTGGATATTACAGATTTTAAAGAGCGTATTTTGCGCCCTCAGATTGTTACACTTTCATCTGTAGTTGAAGCTGATTTAATTTCAAAAGGCATTAAAGGAACGTCAAACGTTGTGACAATGCCTGCCAACACTCCAAGTCAGGGTTTAGCTCTGGCTCGCGGTAAACTCAACCAGTATTTGGCACCACCATCTGATCGTACAAGTTTAATTAACTCTCCAGCGAACATTGCGCTTTCAGGTGAAGTTTCAAAAATGTTTAACCCGAAAGTTGAGTCAGATAAAGCCTATCTTGAAGGTTATATTGGACGCGCTTTCAATTCCGATGTTTATGAACATCAATCAATTGGTGTCCATACAAATGGTACAGCTGCTGGAATCACTGTTAGTACTACTGCTGGTCAAACTGGTGGATCTATCACTATGGTGGCATCTACAGCTGGCACGGTTACTAAAGGGACAATTATCACAATTGCTGGAGTTTTCGCAGTCCACCCATTGACTGGTGCCAATACAGGTGTATTGCAACAATTCGTTGTAACAGAAGATACCTCTCTTAATGCAACAGCTGCCCCAGTAAAAATTTACCCTGAAATCATCACAGCACAGCCTGGTCAAACGGTAACTGCTGCACCGGCTGCTTCTGCTGCTGTAACTGTGGTTTCTACCAATGGCGCACAAAACTTAATGTTCCAGAAGGATGCATTTACAGCCGCATTTGCTCCATTGCCAGTATTGGCCTCTTGTGAAGGTTACACAGCTCGTTTACCTAACGGTATGTCGGTTCGTGTCATGACGTTTGGTGATGGCTTGAATGACTTAGAAAGAACACGTATTGACGTTTTATATGGATTCACTGTTGTTCGTGGTATCCATTCATGCCGTATTTTCCAAGCACCATAAAAATAGGGGCTTCGGCCCCTTCATTTTGGAGTAAAAAATGAATTATCCAAAGATGCTCTATAAGGGCGATAAAGTTAATTTTGATTATGCTCTAGCAGAAACAGGCGAGCACGAAGAACAACTAAAAGAACAAGGCTGGATCGAGCATTCAGAGCTTGGTGAACCCATCCAAGAAACAAATACTATTAAAGACGCATCACGCAGCGATAAAGAATTAGTTTCATTAGAAGAATATGAAGCAATCCTGAATGAGCGAAATGAGGCTCTTACCAAAATTACAGAGCTTGAGAAAGTAATCAAAAAAGGTTCAGCCGAAAATATCGAATTGCACCGCCAACTTCGCACAAAAGAGTTAGAAGGCCAATCAGCAGATGAACTCAAGGCAATCCTGAATGAGCGTGGTGTGACATTTGGTGCCCGTGACTCAAAGCCTGAACTTGTTCAACTCGTCCTAAAATCTGAGCAGGAATAATCTATGAACGTCAGTGAGATTGTGACCGGAGCAATGAAACGTGCGGGCATTTTAGCTACAGGTGAAAATGCTTCGGCACAGGATCTTGCAGACGGAATTGATGCTCTAAAAGACCTATTGGCGCAGTGGGCAACAGATAATCTTCTAGTTTACAAGGTAGAAGATTTAACCCTGAATCTCAATGGGATCTTTAGAGTTTCACCAGATCCATTAGATAGTCCGGACCTATTAGCAGCAATATCACGTATTCCCCAAATGGGGACGCTAGACAATCGGCCTGTTGAGATGGTTCGAGATTTAAACATCAGCGCTGACTATCCTCAAGTTACATACAAGGTATTAGGGCAACTGTGGGAATTTAGTGGAAAAGGTCTTCTATGCTTCAAAGCATTTACTATGCCTTTTGAACTAAAACCTCATGATGAGTTAAACATTCCGCCAGTATACGAGCGAGCATTAAAGCTCACACTTGCGGTTGAAATCTGCCCAATGTTTGGTGTTGAGCCACTTCCAACCTTGCAACTAAAACAGACTGAAGCATTCAATATGCTAAAGAACAGCAATGTAACGCCCTTGTATGTAAAAAACGATTTACCTGTTGGTGTAGGAGTTCAGTACTGTTATGGCGACTATTATTGATGTTCCTTTCGTTGGTCAGTCTTATCATTTGAAAGACTGGGCAGTCGACTGCCAAAGAACATTAAATCTTTACCCCCAATCTGTTGAAAGTGGTAATGCTCCACAGGTTTCTGCATTACTACCTACACCCGGATTGATTGCTAAATACGAGTTAAGCGGCCCTGTACGGGGACTATATACAACAAGTGTTGGAATGCTTGCTGTAGTTGGCTCTAAGTTATATTTACTCAACAAACAAGCAGAAGAGATTGGGGAAATTCTTGGAACAAGAAATGTCTATTTTGCAGATAACCGAATAGACGTATTAATCGTTGGCAATCCCCATACATATGTATTTAACTTTTCATCCAAGAAACTTACCACTTTGACTGGTGGTGGTTTTCTTGGTGCAACAGATGTCACTTTCTTAGATTCTCGTTTCATTGTATTGAATCCCGAATCGGATCAAATCCAATGGTCAGGGCTATTGAATACTGAGTTTTCAGCTCTAGGTTACGCTACAGCAGAAGCAAGCTCTGACAAGTTGGTACGAATTTTCGCACAGAAAGGTCAGTTATGGTTAGTAGGTGAAAGAACTACTGAAATTTGGCACAGTACTGGCAGCGCTGATCAACCATTCTTAAGGGTATCTGGCGCATATATCAACTGTGGTTGTATTGCAAAAAACTCTCTGGCTCAGTTCGGGACAAGCTTGATTTGGCTTTCACAAACTGATGTTGGAGATGGTCAAGTTGTTCTAACTGAAGGTTATCAAGTTAAGCGGATTTCAAACCATGCAATGGAACAAGAGTTTGCCAGTTATGAACGACTTGATGATGCAGTAGGATACTCCTATCAGCAAGAAGGTCACTCCTTTTATATGCTTTCATTCCCTACAGCTAATAAAACATGGTGTTTTGATGGATCGACGGGAATGTGGCATGAACGAAGCTTCTACAACTTAAATTCGCAACATGAACGGCATCGATCACAAGTTCACTGCTTTTACAAAGGTAAGCATTATGTAGGCGACCACACAAATGGGATTATCTATGAACTAAGCTTGGATGCTGAAACGGATAATGGCCGAATGATCATGCGTGAGAGAACTACACCAGTAATAAATCCAAAAGGGCAACGTCTCATCTTTGATGCTCTTGAAATATTTGTACAGGCTGGACAGCATGTAAACCGTGAGCCAATAGTGATGCTTGATTGGTCAGATGATCATGGACAGACATGGTCTTTTGATCGTCAAGAGACACTTGGGAAAGTTGGGGAATGGAACAAAAGATTGATATTTAGACGATTAGGGCAAGCATTTAATAGGGTTTTCCGACTGCGTTTAACTGATTCAAGTAGATTAATTATTTTAGGCGCAAAGGCTAGGGTGAGATAGAAATGAAACTAAGCACTGCCATTGAAATTCCTGCGACTCAGATGTTCAATAATGGAGTCATGGATCAAGCATGGTATATGTTTTTCTATGCCCTTAGCCAAAATGCGAGTAAGGGCGAGGAAATTGATACAGGCCAACTACTTCAACTTTCAAGTCAGTTACCCGCTGTGACAGTATCCAATGAAGTGCTTTCTGATATTGATGATTTACAGCGGAACATTCCCATAAGTCCAACTGCTCAAAGCGAAGATATTCAACCGATGCCAACTGCATCGGTTTTTTATTTTGAGTCAGACAATATCTTTCCAACAACAAACATCTGTTGTGATGACAAGCCTTATCCCTTGCCAACTGTACAGATCACTAATGATATGCAGGTAATTATAGATGGCACTAATTAACTATACTCAAGCAGTAATTCCTCAAACTCTTCCTGCTGGTGATTTCCTTGCTTATACAGTGCCTGCAAACACAGTAGCGCAGGTCCGAGCTTCAACGTTCTATAACAAGTCAGCAGCGCCTATCACACTTAAAGTTTCAGTTGTTCCGAGTGGTGCAACTTTAGGTGCCCAACATCAAGTGGCACAGAAAAATGTTCCTGCAGCTAGTAGTTATTTAAATCCTGAAATTATTAACCATGTCCTTAAAGCGGGCGACAAGCTCTATATCAATGGTGAAGGGTTGAATGCGTATATATCTGTAATGGAACAGGTCACATGATCACTGTAAGGCGTGAAAAGTGGATTGACTGTATAGATCAGATTATGCCGCTTTGCCAACAGGTGTTTGACTTGGAAGAAGCTAAATTTACTGGTTTGCAATTAGACTTTGATATTGACCTATATCAAGCAGTTGAAGAAGCAGATCGCTTTCATTGTCTTGTTATGCGTTCAAATGGAATGCCTGTAGGTTTCCATTGGATTTTCATTACTCCAATGCTTCGACATAAAGGGTTATTTCAAGCGCATACAGATGCAATTTTTGTAGATCCAAAGTATCGAAATTACTCAAACAAACTTATTGAATTCTCCGAGCGGTACATAAAAAGAATGGCCTCTTTCTGGACATTAGCAAATCTAAAAGTAGTAGATCGGCAGCATGTCTGGTGCAGAAAAGGATTTGAGCCAATTGAAACAATTATGTTTAAGAAATTATGAGGTGAGCCATGTCATTTATTGGTAATGCATTAGGATCAATCACTGGTTCAAACAAGCAGGCAAAAGCAGCCCAAGAAGCTAGCAACCAGCAGTATGAGGCTACTAAATACGCTACTGACCAACAAAAGCAAATGTTTGATGAAGTGCGTAAAGATCAGCAACCCTATATGCAAGCTGGCTATGATGCACTCAAACAGCTTATGGGGGGCATGGGCCAGAATGGGCAATTCATGCAAGCTTACAATGGCCAAGATATTTATAACGACCCAAGTTATAACTTCAGGTTAAATCAAGGTTTAAATGCAGTACAAAGTGGGGCAGCTGCACAAGGAAGTTTACTGAGTGGAGCAACACAGAAAGCACTTAATGACTATGCCCAAAACTTTGCTAGTCAAGAATATCAGAATGCTTACAACAGATATAACGCAGACCAAACTAACCAATATAACCGGTTATCTAATCTCGTTGGTTTAGGGCAAAGCGCTGCTGCTGGTGTTGGTAATGCTGGTATGCAAACAGGGCAAGCCATCGCAAACAACACAATGGCTGGTGCAAATGCTCAAGCAGCTGGAACAATTGCTGCTGGCAATAAAACAGCAAATAACTTTAACAACTTACTGGGTATTGGTACTGCTGTAGCAGGCATGTTTATTTAAGGAATTGTTATGGCTATTGATCCAAGCATCATTACGAATGCAACACTACAACAGCAAGCACAGCAAAATGAAATTGGCAATAAGCTTGCAGGGCTAACAGGTGCTCTTGGGCAATTGGTGCTTGGTCGCAAAGCTCAACAAATGAGCCAGCTAGCTACTCCACAAGAACAGCAAGCCTTTGCCAATAATTCTATTTTCTCACCTTATTTAAATAGAGTTTTAAAGGCAAACCAACTTACAGCGCAAAAAAATGCAATTGACCTTTTAAAGGCCCAAGCAGAAATTGGCAAAACTAACAGTGAAGCTACAAAGAATAATGCTCAAGCAGGTGGATTTACTTTAGATAACTCTACGAAGAAGTTTGGAGCAATTCAAGATGTAATGCAGCAAGCAGCTATGACAGGCGACAAAGGTCAACTTTTGCTTGGCTTGGATGCTTTACAAAGAACTGGAACTATTACTCCTGATGACTACTCGCATCACTCATCGCTACTTCAGGCCATGACTCCTGATGAAGTGAAAAACTATGCAAGAGGCATAGCTTTTACTAATAAGGATACAGCGCCATTCCTTTACCAGTCTGCAAATAATGCTGCTGATAACGCTACAAGTCGTGCTAATAACCAGGCAACAGTTGATGCATCACGTTATGCAACTGATACAGCAGCATCAACAGCTGATAAAAATCGTGAACAGCAGTCGCAACAGTTCAGTCGTGAACAGCAGTTGCAAGAATGGTTGGCAAAGAATAAGCCAATAGATACCCAAGTTGGGAATGATGGTTATTTATATGCCATCTATCCAGGTGGTAAAGGAGTTAGGATTTCGGATCAAAAAGGCAATCCAATCCAACCTCAGTCTAAACGAGATGGTAAGCCACAAATCAGTGACCAAGCATTAAAATCAGTTAATGAGATCAATACTAATCTTTCAACTGCAACACAAAATGCTCAGAAGATTAATAGTCTTATTTCAGATGTACAAAGTGGTAAGCTGAATTTGAGTGCAGCAAATCAGCTAGGTGCGAAGGCTAAAAACCTTGTTGGTTTGTCTGATGAAAATAGCCGCGGAGTTGAAAACTTCCAGACCGCACTTAACCAAGCTGTTAATGATTTGTTGATGATGGCAAAAGGTACTCAGACAGAAGGTGATGCTCAGCGTGCTGCCCAAGTCATTGCTGCCAATCCACCGCGAGATAACGCAGCAGCTTTACAAGTGCTTCATCGATTAGCAGCAGTTCAGCAAAATACTATTTCCGCCCTTAATCAGAATATGAATAGTATTTATGATAACTATGGCGTTTCTAGACCACAACCTAAAACACCACAGGCTGTGCAATCAAATGCAGATAAAGCAAAGTTGAATAACATTCTGTTTGGTCGTTAAATATGCTATAAAATCCCTCATCGAGGTGGGGGATTTATTATGAAGTTTTTTTGTTTAATACCAATAATTTTATTATCAGCTTGTGCTACTAGTTATCAAAGTAATGGTTTAACTGGCGGTTTTGAAGATACCGAGTTATCTCCAGGATATTATCGTATAACTTTCCGTGGCAACGGTGTTACATCCAGAGAAAAAGTAAATGAGTTTGCTTTATTAAGAGCATCAGACTTAATGTTATCAAGAGGATGTAAAAGCTTTCAGGTTTTAAATGGTAAAGATACAGTGAATACTTCTTATGTTGATTTGCCACGTACAACCTCTACTAATGCAAATGTATATGCCTATGGTAATTACGCCACAGCCAATGCAACCACCACCACTTATGGTGGTGGATTGCAAAGTGTGCATAGAGCAAAAACAACATTAGATGCGCGCTGCATTAATGCAGAAGCCGATCCATCTCAAAATATCTTTGATACCAATTTCATAAATCAAAAGCTTAAACAGAAATATAGAATTAATTGATTTAATTAAAGCACCCTAGGGTGCTTTTTTAATACCCAAAACAAAACCCCGAGAGGTCACAGCTCTTGGGGTTTTTATTGCTTGAGGAAAAGATATGGCTACATCACAGCAGCTAATGCAATTAATGAATAATCCAAATGCAAGAAAAATGCTTGATTTGATTGCAGCAACAGAGGGTGTGAAATATGGCTATAACACTCTCTTTGGCAACCAAAAGATTGATGACCTTTCTTGGCACCCAAACATCAAAAAACCTTTTACACAAACTGATGGGCAGGTCAAATACACAACTGCTGCAGGACGCTATCAATTCCTTAAAGATACATGGGATGGAGTGGCTAGACAGTATGGGCTCAAAGATTTCTCACCACAATCGCAAGATTTAGGTGCATTAGCTCTACTCGCTCAGAATGGTGCATTACCTTATGTGCTAAAGGGTGACTTTAATACTGCAATTAAAAAATCTGGTAGTACTTGGGCATCTCTGCCTACATCTCCATATGCACAGAATAAGCGCTCTTGGGATTTTATTGATAAGCAACTTGGTTCAACTACAACTAGACCGCAATCATTTGAACCAGAGTTTATAGATTTAAAAAAAGTTGGAATAGGCCAAAACTTCCAACCAGAAATGGTTGATCTTGCAAGTGTAGGAATCGGGCATAAAACAGAATTTCAGCCTGAATTTATTGATCTAAAGTCGGTTGGTATTGGTGGATAATATGGCTAGTCAAAACGATATTTCTGCACGTATTGATGCAGCAAGGAAAGCTGGATTTAGTGACGATGATATTTACGCAACATTAGCTAGCAATCAAGGATTTAGCACACGTATCTCTATGGCAAAGAAGGAAGGCTTTAGTGATGAGCAAATTGCACAAACACTTGGCTTGAAAGTTCAAAAAGACCTTGGGATGCAGCAACCCATTAAGATATCAGCTACTCGTCAACCTTTTGACTGGAAAGCAGCACAACATAAGTCTATGCAAGATCAAGCAAAAGCAGCAGGGCCAACCTCATTTGCAGAAGATGTTTTATTTGGCTTTTCAAAATTAGGTGCAGGTATTAATCAAGGCTTTGCATATGCAGGCGATAAGCTTGGTCAAGGGTTAAATTCCTTATTAGGTACGAACTTTGATACCGGCTCTTATGATCGATTCACCAACCAACGTAAAGAAGTTGAAGAATTCCGGAACCTACAGAACAGCCAGAATGGGAAAAGCTCAGCCGTTGGCGAGTTTTTAGGAGAAGCTGCTGGAACCGCACCATTTGCACTTCTGGGGCGTGGGTATCAAGGGGCAAAGATACTTTCCAAAGTTGGTGGCAAAGTAGCAGCTCAAAATGCTGGAGCTGGAGCACTGGCAGGGGCCGCTACTTTTGCTCCAGATGCACAGACACGTAAACAGAATACATTAATGGGCGGTGTTGGTGGTGCAGTTGGTGGAGCAGTAGGGGAGAAAGTAGGTCAAGGTGTAACTAAGGCAGTAAACGTAGCTAAAGGTCGATTGCGCCCAGAAGCCGCAGAAGTCAATAACCTTGGCAAACAGTTTAATGTTCGGACAACAGTTGGCGACATTTCAAGAGGGCCTATTTCACAAAAAGCTGAAGTAGCATTAGAGCAAATACCAGTTGTAGGTACTGCTGGCTTTAGACAAGCTCAACATGATGAAGCGAAAGCCGCATCAAATAAGCTAGTAAATAGCTTGCAAGAGAAATTTAAGAGTACAGAGTTTAAGGCCATTCCTGAGTTAGAAGCGGCTGCGTCAAGCGGAGACCGAAATGCTAATCGTATATTGGGCATAGTATCAAACGCTGGTGATGACTCATCTAAAGCTCTTCAAGCAAGTGCAGAGATAAAGGCATGGAGGGAGAACAAAATTGCCGGGAAAATGTATGATGAGGTTGGCGCTCTTGCAAGAAAACAAGGAGGAATAGTAAATCCATCAAGTACAACAACGGTTTTGAAGCAGAAAATTGACAGTGAACTTGCATCACTTGCTCCAGATGACGCACTTCTTAAAGATCTTCAATCAATTCAAACAAGGTTGAATGACGCGAATGTAGTTAAAGACTTCTCTAATATGCGACTTCTGAGAACTCAATTAGGAGATTTGGCTGAAGGATATGCAAGCGGGACCAATCCCAATAAAACAGCAGCAAAGTTTTTTGGCGATTTAAGATCAGCAGTAGATGAGGACATAGCACAATATGCCAATTCCTCTGGTAGTGATGAGCTGAAGCGTGCATATAAACGTGCTGACATGTTCTATAAGAACATTATGAAAAATAAAGACTCTTCTATCGCTAAGGCTATGAAAAGTAGTACCCCAGATGAAATCTATAACCAATTTATCAAAATTGGGAAAGGAGATAGGGCCGCAAATTTTTATAGAAACTTAGATAAAAAGGGGCAGGCAGCTTTACGTTATGAGATGGCAAATGAGGCACTTGATAAAGCTACTAATGTTAGCACTGGCGCTTTCAGTCCAGCCAAATTTGCGCTTGAATTTGAGCGACTTCATGAGCCCTATAAGAACATCTTTAATGGTGCGGAACGTGCTGAAATGGATGGCTTTATAAAACTCATGAGGCATATTGAAAGATCTGGACAATTCATGGAGAACCCACCTACTGGAAATAGACTTGCAGGATTTCTTATAGGTGGAACTGCAATAGCTAATGCCCCACTAGCTGCAAAAGCTGCTGGTCTGTCTGCCACTGCGAAATTTTTATTAACGACAGAACCAGGTAAGAGAATTCTGTTAGCTGCAAAAGACTTGCCACCAAACTCACCAAAGCTCAACAATCTTTTAAAGATGATTGAGAAGTTAAGTGTGACAACTGGTACTGCCACCACAACCCAATAAACCAAACATCAATACATAGCCACCTTTTTAGGTGGCTTTTTTATTGCGAGAAAGAAATATGGCATCACTACTTTCTGCCGTACGAACCCGCTTTTTTGACAAAAGCAACAAGCCTCTTGCTGGCGGGAAGGTGTATACCTACGAGGCCAACTCAACAAATCCTAAAGTAACTTGGTCAGATGAGGCGCTGACTGTTCAAAACACCAACCCTGTATTACTTGATAATGAAGGCACAGCATTAATCTTCTTCTCAGGTAAGTATCGCTTCCGTATTGAGGATAGATATGGTGTTTTGATTGAGGATAACCCATCAGTAACAAGTCTTGTCGGAATTGATAATGTCACGTCCGATATCGTAAAAGATGGCGACGAAGATCAGAAAAGTATTAATGATAAAAACATTCAAGAAGTTAGTAATGTTGATATGCTGAGGGCTTTGGCAGTTCGAAAGGACGGGCAACTAGTTCGTACAAACTGTCATACAAAAGAAGGTTTTGGCGGCGGTATCTATCGTTTTGAATCACTTTCAAGCAAAGTTGACAATAATGGTACATACATTGCCTCAACTGCCGCAGCTGGCACGTGGGTATTACAAGACAATTTGAAGTTTGAGCACTTTGGTGTAACTGATGATGACATTGATCAGTCAACAAAAGTGCAAAAATGCATAGATTATGCATTAGCAAACTCTATTACTTGTTACGGTTTTGAGAAAGCATTCAAATGTCGTATTGATAATACGCTAGTTTTTAATGCTGTTCCAAATCCTGCAGACTGGGGGATGCCAACAGATCGCACAGAAGTGACGATGAATGGTGCTAGTTTTGTATCAACAGTAAATAATTTAACATACATCCGTATCTTACGTGATCGTGTTGAATTTAAAGATACTTTGGCTATGGATGGGAAAGGCTCAACTGGTCAGATTGGTATAGCATTAGGTTATGAAAAAACAGATGACCCGATGGACACATCTTTACGTCGATCAGCATGTTTCATGGTTTTAAATGGGTATTTCCCTGCAAATATTGACATTGGTATTAAATCGAATATCCCGCGTTCAATTAACGGCTCTGCTTACGGTATGTATAACCACAAAGTATTCAATTTTGATGCTCGTCATGTGAATATTGGGTGGTACGCAGATAAAGGATTTGCTGATGATCCGGTTACAAACAAATTAACGCGTACACGTGTATTTGGATTTGGTCACATTGATGGCTCATGCTCCTTCTATATGTTGGCATGTGAATCTTTTAAATGCTATGGATACAGTGGCGAACACTTAAAACGTGACGATGCTCGTTTACCAGATGGCAAAGCAGTTGGCTGGTATTCTCCAGAAAAATCAAATCCAATTGACACTTATCAAAACTCTTATAACTATATCAGTGGTTTCATTGAACAATCATATCGAGAGTATGTTAACGAATCCCCATTTTTCACGTGGGACGTTCAGAGTTGGTTTACTGAAGCTTCAAATGAGGTAGCTAGACAAGGCGTTGCTGAACTTTCGCTTTCAAAAATGGGAATTGGCTCAAATGGTACTTTCATTGAAAATAAATCAGTTAAAGATTTTCACTTTAAAAATGGCGGGTTTAGAACCGCAGTTGTGACAATTACATCAAATTCAGCAGCAAACGCATCATTACCCGATTTTTACAAAAATAAGGACTTCTACGGGAATGTGCAATGGTTGCCGATGGCAAGCGATTTTGAAGATACTGGTTTACTTATATTAACTGATTTTTTCTATTCAGATGGTGGATTTAGACAGTTTGTTTCACAGTACAGGAATGGCGCATGGTCACCTTGGGGTGATTTATCTTACAAGTATGGTATCGGTAATAACGATATCTCTATCATAAATAAATCTTTAGATACTTTTAAGTTTGTCAGTGGTGGTGTTCGTTTTGCTCAAGTGACAATTACTGGAGAAGATGAAGTTTCTGGTCGGTCTTGCCCTAACGGCAGTTATTTCTATGGAGCTATTCAATGGATACAGACAAATGAAACGGAGGGTAAGCAAATCGCATATAGCACAGCACCAGGCTCGAATAGTAGTCGATCATATGTGAATGGCACGTGGACGAACTGGGTTGATCTTTAACACACAACAAATCACTACAAGCCCTAGCTTTTAATAAGTTAGGGCTTTTTTATTGCCTAAACGAAAGGGGGAAGGCATGTCAGAAAATACTTCACAAGCTGTTGAAGTTGTAGCAACAACAGTTGGATCTAAAGCCACTTATGCAGGGGGAACAGCAACGCTTGTTGGCTGGGCTGCTTCTGTAGACTGGCTGGCTGTAACAGGTGTCTTAATTGCATTGGCTGGCTTTGCGCTTAATGCGTATTTCCAGATTAAGAAAAACAAGCGTGAAGAGCTTGAGTCACTGATGCGTATGCAGCGTGAACAGGAAATTCATGAGTTCAATATGAGTCAAAAGAGGGCTAGCACCAATGTCCAACAAGAATAAGTTTGTAGTGGGAACAATGGTAGCCTCGGCTGCTTTTTTTGCATCCTTAATTGGGTATGAGGGTTACAGTTCAAAGCCATATTTAGATAGTGGAAAGGTGCCAACTATTGGTATCGGCTCAACTAAATATGAAAATGGCACACCGGTCAAAATGACGGATAAGCCAATTACAAAAGAACGTGCTATCCAAATTTCAAAAGCTCATATATCTAAAGATGAGATGGCTTTTCGTAAATCTCTACCAGGTGTGAAATTAACCCAAACGGAATACGATGTTTATTTAGACTTCGTTTATAACTTTGGGCAAAGCAACTGGAATCAATCTTCTATGAAGAGAGAGCTTATAAAAGGCAATCATATTGCTGCTTGCAATGCATTACTCAAATGGAAGTATGTTGCAAAGCGTGATTGTTCTATTCGCAAAAATGGTTGCTACGGGGTTTGGACCAGACAAGTAGAACGACACGCAAAATGTATAGGAGCGCAGTGATGTGGATTGTATTTGCTGCTAAATATTGGCGAGAAATCATTATTGTGTTTCTCGCTTTTTTATTGGCCATATCTTTGGCCGTACTCAATTACAAAACTGGTCAGTTAAAAGAAGCTGAACAAAAGTGTCAATCGCAGATCCAAGAGATTGAGCGCAAGAATTTGAAAGCTCTTGCAGAAAAGCAAAATCAGATCAATAAAGTGAGCGCAGACTATGAACGAGTCAAAGCAGAGCAAAGCACTAAAGTCGAATATATTGAGCGTGAAGTGCAAAAGATCGTGGAGCGTCCTGTTTATAAGTCTAGCTGTATTGATGATGATGGGGTGTACCAAATCAACGATCTTATCAAAGCCGGTAATACCAGCTAATCTTATTCAACCATGCCCAAATCTAAATGAATTGGCAGGAACAACGGGCAAAGATTTAATGATCTGGTCAGTTGATACAGTTGCAAAATATAATGACTGCAAAGCAAGACACGGTGCGCTTGTGAAGGCTCTTGAGTAATGACTTTTTAGTGTGCAATTATTTGCTCAATAATCTGGATAATTGCACATTTTGAGCAAAGTTTTTCTCATTTCATATTCTCTCGAGGTTTTATCATGCAGCAATTAATGATCATGGTTTCGGAAGCGGGCAGGATGGAGAATACTTGCAATCTACCCGCTGACTTAGATAAGAATGGGAATGTTGTTAAAATCTACGACTATTCATTAAAAGAGTTGCCGATTAATTTGGACGGCACCGTGACTTACAACGGTAAAAGATGGACCTTTGAAAAGAAGCAAAGTTTTTAGTCTTTCCAGCTATCCACAATATCAGCCCAGTCTTGCATCATTTTTCGTCTAGCCTCTAAGTGCTGCGAATGGTCGTACGATGCTTTTGTCTTGTTAGATTCAGCATGAGCAAGCTGTTTTTCTACCCAAGCTTCCTCATAGCCCTTTTCATATAGTAGGGTAGAAGCTGTAGCTCTAAAATCATGAGTGGTAACGCCTTTTAAGCCAATATATTCAAGCATACTGTTAAGCGTTTCTTTAGCTAACATGCCATCATTTTTCTTACTGAAAATAGCAGGGAAAACTAATTCGCTATCACCAGAGATTGTATATTGACGCTTAAGTACTTCATATACTTGGTCAGATATAGGGAGAATATGGATTCTGGATTTTTTCATTGCCTCTTCTGGAAATCTAATAAGTCGTGTATCAAACTCGACCCATTTCCATTGCATTTTTCTAATTTCAATTGCCCGAAGCATTGTATATAAGAGAATGAAGCCAGCATTCTTAACAGTCTCTGTTCCATTGTATTTAGGCAATTGAGTTCTTGCCTTTTTTCTTTCTTCTTTAGTTAAGGCTCTTGCATGTTTTACACGAGGTCGCTTGATAACATCGCGTACAGCATAAGTAGGGTCGTTCTCAAGCCTTAAAGTAGCAATTGCATAACGAGTTACAGCACCAATGAATCTTCGATTTTGTAAAGCAGCAGATTCACCCGTCATTTTTCCATTGGTTTCTTTAGTAACACGATTAATCGTATTATTTAAAATCTTCAATACGTCAGCCGCAGTCACATCTTTAATATTTTTTTTGCCAATAACTGGGCATATATCTTTTTCTAAAGCAGTATCGAACTTCTCTTGATAAATTTCAGACTTCAACGTCATACGTTTTTCTTTAAATTCGGCTGCAATAGCGTTGAATGTATTTTTTCCTTCTTCTAATGCCTTGGCCTTATTATTTTGTCTATCTTCTACTGGGTGTATGCCTTTGGCTAATTTTGCTCGCATTTCATCCTTTAAGATTCTAGCGTCTGCCAAAGTAATAGCTGGGTATTCGCCAAGACTCATAGAAGATTCTTTACCATTAAAAACAAACTTAAACCGCCAAACTTTAGCTCCTGAAGGACGAACTTCTATGTAAAGTCTATCTGCATCCAATATTCTGTAGACTTTTTCTTTAGGTTTTAGTGCTTTAATCTTTAGGTCGGAAAGTTTTGCAGAGGCCATGAGGTAAGGGTAAGTAGTTTGTTACCCGCATTATTACCCGTTTTTTTCGAGGATGTAAACAAACTAAAAGGAACTAATAAGAACAACAACTTTTATAATTCAAAAACTTAGCTTTAAAAAAGGAACTATAGAGAATTAAAATAAACATCGACACTTATTATTCTTTACTACTGTTGCTTTCGCCATAATTCAAACTTCCACAATTGCCCCTATTGTGCCGTAAACTGATGCCAAGGTGAAGTTTTTTCCCACATATCAATATTTCGCCTCATGTATAACTTTTGCTAAAATAGGTGCACAATACAATTAGAGTACTAGCGGATGTCTAAAACGCGTGTAATTTATCCTGGAACATTTGACCCTATCACAAATGGGCACGTTGATTTAGTTACTAGAGCATCAAGAATGTTTGATGAGGTCGTAGTAGCGATTGCAATTGGACATCATAAAAATCCTTTGTTCAGTCTAGAAGAGAGAGTTGCACTGGCACAGTCATCATTAGGCCATCTATCAAATGTTGAATTTGTAGGTTTTGATGGTTTATTGGTTAATTTTTTCAAAGAACAAAAGGCTACAGCAGTACTTCGCGGTTTAAGAGCAGTATCTGATTTTGAATATGAGTTTCAATTGGCTAATATGAATCGCCAGTTGGACCCACATTTTGAAGCCGTGTTTTTAACACCTTCCGAACAGTATTCTTTTATTTCTTCGACGTTGATTCGAGAAATTGCACGCTTAAAAGGTGATGTAACCAAGTTTGTTCCGCAAGCTGTGGTTGAAGCTTTTGAGCGTAAACATCAACAAGGTTGGTAAAGTGTCGTTATATATCACCGATGAGTGCATAAACTGTGATGTTTGTGAACCAGTTTGCCCAAATGAAGCTATTTTTATGGGTGAAGTGATTTATGAAATTAATCCAGATTTATGTACAGAGTGTGTTGGTCACCATGACCAGCCACAATGTCAATTATTTTGTCCAGTCGACTGTATTCCTAAAGATCCGCAGCATGAGGAAACGGAAGAACAGCTATTAGACAAATATAAAAGATTAATTGCTCAAAAAAGCACAAGCAATTAG